CGAAGCCCGTCAAAACGACTACAAGGATGAATTTGTACTTTTGATCCTAAGCGCCCCCATAATCGTTTTAATGTGGGCAGTTATAAGTGACGACCCGACAGCGATGGAGAAAGTAAAACTTTTCTTTGAATACTTTTCAACATTGCCAACATGGTTTACTAGCCTGTGGATTTTAGTAGTCGGAAGTATTTTTGGTATCAAAGGAACTCAAATCTGGAGAAACGGTAAAAAGAAATAATGCCTCTCACTGGAGACAGCGTTGAATATAATATTTTAAAAAACGCTTGTAGCCATGTTAAAGGAAACATTATTTTAACCTGTGAAATTGGAGTCCATGAAGGCATGGGTTCTAAAATTATTCTAGACGCATTTAAAGATAAAAAAGATACCTTTCACTGGCATATTGGTATCGATCCTTACGGTAATCTTAAATATAGGCATTACGATAAAACCCTTATGGTTAATACCGAGGGAACTATAGTTGACGGAAAACCTCAAGCAGCAGGCACTCCCGTTCCTTTATCTTTCCGTTCAAATTATACTAATGAAATGAAAGCTAAAATGCTTCAAACACTCAATTATCCTAATTTTACGCTTTATCAACTTGAAGATACTGAATTTTTTAAACGTTTTGCAGACGGGGTTCCCGTGTATCATAGTGTTAAACAATTAATGACTAAATATGATTTAGTCTACTTTGACGGTCCCCATTGCACTACCGATATTTTAAATGAGGTTCAATTTTTTGCTACACGAGCTAGTGACCATTGTGTGCTTGTATTTGATGATTATCCCCATTATAACATGAGTTTAATTTGGGATGTATTAAAACATTATTATAATTATGGAGTTTTAGAACGAGGAAAAAACAAAATCGCTTTTCAAAAACATGCTTGATCCTTATACCGTCGCCCGCATTACTAAACGCATCAATGAGCAAATAAAGCTTATTAGAGACCACATTTGCCATGGTGTAGACACGGTCGACCAATTGCAGTATTCTAAAGGCCGACTCAATGCATTAGAAGCATTGCTTCAGGACTTAAAAGACCTGCAAAAGGAGAATATTGATGGAGACGACGATAATCAAACCCAAAGGATTAGAAATCCCTAATCCACATAATTCTAAAAAGCAGCCAGTTCCTACAAGTCCAGAAGGAGTTAAGAGTTATCTTAGTATCCTTCCAAAACCTGTAGGTTATCGTATGCTAATTAGACCGTGGTCAGGTGAGAAAAAAACCAAAGGTGGAATTATTATCACCGAGGCTACCCAAGACACGATTGAAATGACAACGGTTGTTGGCTTAGTTATTATGATGGGAGATCTTTGTTATAAAGATGAAAAAAAATTTCCTTCTGGACCTTGGTGTAAAGAAGGACAATTTGTGATTTATGGTCAGTATGCGGGATCTCGATTCAAAACAAAATATGGAGAACACCGTATTTTAAATGATGATGAGATCATAGCAACAATTCGAAAGCCAGAAGATGTTCTTCACATATACTAAGGAGGAATGATGGCAGAAGAAGAAACAAAACCTCAGGTTGAATTAGACACAGACGATGCTAAAGAGCAAGACGTCGAAGTTAAAGAACCTGAAAAAAAAGAAGAACCTAAAGATAAAATCAATCTTAATGTAGGGGAAGTTGATTTAGGTTATACGGAACATATTGATAAGGATAAAGAAAAAGCTAAAATTCTTATTGAAGATGAACCTAAAGAAGAACCTCAAAAAACTAAACCCGTTAGAGAAGAAAAGAAGATTGATGATCTAGAACAAGTCTCCAAGACTGTTCAAAAACGCATTGATACGCTTACGCATCGTTATCGAGAAGCAGAACGAAGAGAACATGCAGCTCTTGATTTTGCGAAAGGCTTACAGAAAAAATATGATCATTCTTTAGATCAATATCGTGTTAGTGATGATAAGTATCTAAAAGAATTTGATGCACGAGTAGATTCACAACGTGAACAAGTAAAGAATAAACTGAAAGAGGCGATTGAGGCTCAAAATTCGGATTTAATTATGAAGGCGAATGATGAGCTTACTCAGCTTGCTGTTGAAAAAGAAAAAGCAAGAATTCAAATGGCCGAAAAAGAGGTACAACTTAAGGAAGCAAAAGCCCAGCTTGATCAACCGGATCTTCCGCAAGGCGGAGAAAGTATGCCTCTACCAAGTGAAAAAGCAAAACAGTGGGCTCAAAAAAATACGTGGTTTGGCAATGACAAGGTCATGACTAACGCAGCCTGGACTCTACATGAAGATCTTGTAGGGAGAGGGGTTGATGTAGACGATGACAACTACTATAATGAAATTGATCGACAGATGAAAGGTTATTTTCCTGATCGATTTGAAGAAACTTCTACCGCAAAAGCGGAGCACCGAGCACCCGTCCAAATGGTTGCTTCAGCTGGTAGAAAACAACAAGGACGCAGAACCGTGAAGCTCACCAAGTCACAGGTTGCTATTTCAAAAAAATTAGGGGTGCCACTAGAAGAATACGCTAAATACGTGAAGGAGGAAGCATGAAGCAAGTGAAAAAGACCTCACGCGCGTCAGAGGAACGATCAAAAGAGAAACGTAATCAACCTTGGACGCCACCGAACAGTCTCGATGCGCCACCAGCGCCTAAAGGCTTTGTCCAAAGATGGATAAGAGTCGAGAGTATGGGTTTTATGGATTCAGCTAATGTATCCAAAAGACTTAGAGAAGGTTGGGTATTTTTAAGATCCGATACACTGAAAAGTGAAATTGGTGAAAATGAATATCCTAACATTCATGAAGGAAAATACGCTGGTCTGATTGGGGTTGGAGGCCTTGTGTTGGCAAGGATACCGGAAGAGATTGCACAATCGCGCTCTGATTATTTTAAAAGAATATCAGCCGATCAAATAACCGCGGTAGATAGTGATCTAATGAAGGAACAACGACCGGGAATGCCTATTAATATAGATAGACAGTCACGGGTAACTTTTGGTGGCGGACGAAAACAATAATTTTTTTGTAATAGTCCATTACCGATATTTGTTTAACAATAAGGAGACTAAGACATGGCTAATGTCGCGGAAAAGTTCGGACTGAAACCAGTTCGATCATTAGATGGAAGTGACTTTATTAATGCCCAAAACAGATATCGTATAGCAAGTTCGTATGGAACGGCAATTTTCCAAGGTGACCTGGTAACTCCAGTCACTGGTGGACACATTGAACGACATGCTGCAACTAGCAGTACGGCTGTGGTAGGCGTTTTTAACGGTTGCTTTTATACAGACCCGACAACATCGAAACCTACTTGGAAAAACTATTATCCTGGTTCAATTGCAGCGAGTGACATTACAGCATTCGTTATCGATTCACCAGATCAAGTTTACAAGATAGACTCAGATGGAGCATTTGCAGTCGCTGATATTTTTAAAAATTTCAACGTAACAAATGTAACGGGTAACACCGTAACCGGCACTTCGAAAGTTCAGTTAGACTATTCTAGCTCAGGTATTACAACTACTATAGCTCTTCAAGCTATCGACATCTCTCAAGATGTAGGTAACAATGAAGTAGGCGCGGTAAATGTAGACGTGTTAGTTAGAATTAATAACCACTTTTACAAGGCTGCTACGGCAGGCTTAGCATAATAGGAGCATATAAAACATGGCAATATCAAGAGCACAGCTAGTTAAAGAACTAGAACCAGGTTTGAATGCACTATTCGGCCTGGAATACAATAGATACGACAATGAAGCAGCGTTAATTTTCGCTACAGAAACATCTGATCGTGCGTTTGAAGAAGAAGTTATGCTTTCAGGATTTGGAGCTGCGGCTACTAAATCTGAAGGAGCAGGCGTAACTTTCGACGATGCGAAAGAAGTTTACACAGCAAGATACACTAACGAGACAATCGCTCTCGCTTTTGCAATCACTGAGGAAGCTATCGAGGATAATCTGTACGACAGACTAGCGGCTAGATACACAAGAGCATTGGCAAGATCAATGGCACATACTAAACAAGTTAAGGGTGCTACGGTTCTTAATAATGCTTTCACTTCGGGTACTGGAGGAGACGGTTCGTTTTTATGCGTAACCAATCACGCTCTAGGAACTGGAGGTACGTGGTCTAACGCGCTATCAACAGCGGCTGATTTGTCAGAAACATCACTTGAACAAGCACTGATAGACATTGCAGCGTTCGTAGACGAAAGAGGATTAAAAATAGCTCTTCAAGCACAAAGAATGATAATTCCAAAAGAATTACAATTCACTGCTGAAAGAATTTTGAGATCCCCTCAAAGAGTCGGAACAGCTGATAATGACATCAACGCAATTTATCAAACAGGAATGGTTCCACAAGGTTATCATGTGAACCACTTTTTAGCTGATACTGATGCGTGGTTCTTGATTACAGATGCACCTAACGGACTAAAACATTTCGTTAGAGCACCAATCAAGACAGCTATCGAAGGCGACTTCGACACTGGAAACGTGAGATTCAAAGCTAGAGAAAGATACACTTTTGGGTGGTCTGATCCTAGAGGAATCTTCGGAACTCCAGGAGCGTAATTTAAGTAGATTTTTCAATAAAATCACATTAAGGGGCGGTCTAGTATCGCCCCTTTTTTTTGGGTATAATAAACACACTATACAATTAATTGGATATCGACGAGTATCGTCGACGGCCTAGAGACGATATCCACATAAGCTAGGAGGATTATAATATGGCAAGATCAACGTTTAACGGCCCAGTAAGATCCCTTAACGGGTTCATTACAACTGGAAATAACAACGCGAAGGCAATATCAAGTGGTACCACTAATGGTGCAACTAATATTGATGACTATCAAGGTAAAGTTTGTTCAATTACTGATCAAGCA